AATTATGGCTTGGGACTCAGGCTTAAACGTCTCCCGTTGGGCGAAACAACTTGCTTATGAAGTAGGAAAAGAGATTTATTTCTCGAAGTTCATGGGGGATACATTTGGATCAATGATCTGTTCTAAAACTATGCCAGAAGGCAAAGGTAAAGATATGACCTTTGGTATGGTAGGTTTGTCTGGAACAGCAGTAACTGGTGACAGTCAATTAGAAAGTAATGAGGATAATCTTACATCTAATGAAGTCACCGTAACCACAGCACAAAGACGCTTCGGTGTGATCAATGCTGGTAAGTTCGATGACAGTAAGGTGCTTTACAACTTCCGTAAGGAAGCTCTTGCACAACTAAAGCGCGTATTTGCTGAAGATCACGATGCACAAATCTTTAGTGCAATCACTAAAACATCTGGCGCAGGTGCGTATCTGCAGGCTGATGCTACTACATCAGTATATGCAGCAACTGATCCGAAGGCTACTTTAGGCACTACTGATCTGGCAACTGCGGCTGACATATCTATGTTGAAAAAGATGGCAATGCTTGGAACTACTAAAAGTTACAAGATGAAGCCTATCAGGGTTAATGGGAAAGACCATTTTATACTTATCCTACACCCTGAAGCAGCTTATGATCTCGCGCAGGACGATACTTGGTTGAACGCTCAAAAATATGCCAATATTCGCGGTGAAGATAATCCAATCTTCTCTGGTGCTTTAGGTATATATGACGGTGTTGTCGTGCATGAACATGAAGGTATTACTACTGCTGAAGATGGCGGTGGTGCTTCTGTACCTTATGCTCGTAACCTGTTTATGGGTGCTGGTGCTGCTTGTTATGCTAAGACTGATAACATGAGCTGGGTTGAAAAGACCTTTGATTATGGTAACAAACTTGGTGTTGCAGCAGGACAGATTTACGGTGCTTCTCTTAGTACGTTTGACAGCAAGGAATATGCTGTAATTCAGTACATATCAGCAAGGACTAATCTGTAATCTGATTAGTTAGTTAACTGGGGCGGGTTCATTCCCGCCCCTTTTTAAAGGATAATTCATGCAACTCTCGGACATTCGGACAGAAATCAGGAATATTACTGGTGTCTCCAGTACATCCACCATTAGCGATGCGATACTAACTGACCTTATTAATAAGGGTCACAATATGTTGGCAGATGAAGCCAATCTATTTGCTGGTTATGCTACTCGTAATGCAGTGGATGGTACTGCCGAGTATCAGATGATGGATGATACTACAAATATAAGCACATGGTCAAAGGTGGAATATGGGACTACTACAGGATCATCTGACCTGAACAATATGATTCGCATTTACAGGGTGGACTATGACGGTAATAGGATGGATCGCATTGGTATCAGTCAGATAGAAAATATCGGTAGTGACATTGGAGACATTAATTTAACCACATCTTACGGTTATTATATAAGACAGAATTTTATCGGGATATTCCCCACACCATCAGCCACAAAAGAAATAAAGATTTATTATTATCATATACCAACTGCACTATCAGCCGATGCTGATGTTCCAATGATTGATGTAAGATTCCATGAGGCTTTGATTTATTATGGGTCATGGAAGGTAGTAGAAAGGCTGCGAGATATTAACTTGATTCCTTATTTTAAAAATGAATGGAATGAGTGGAAAGATAAGATTATTTTAGATCGTCAGTCACGGGCAGGAGAGAGTTCAATAACAGTATCATATAAGGATTTCTAATGCCAAGATTGAGTATTAGGGATTTCTCAGGCGGTTTAGTCTCAAACCAGTCTGAATTTGATTTACAGGAGAATCAGTACCAACAATTTGATGCTGTAGTCAACAAAACGCCTGGTCGTGTAGAAAAACCCAGTGGTGAAACCAATAAGAGCTCAACTGAATCAGGCTCTGAAGTAGCTACAGAATTTGCATCATATCGCACAGAAAAAGATGCTTCCGATGCTGATACGTCAACGGTCTGGTGGGTAGCTGGCAATGGTTCTACGGTTAAAAGACAAGATGTGTCTACTGGCACTGGAGGAAGTTGGAGTTCCATTTCATCGGATTTTTCATCAGGTACACCTGTTTTTGATTTTTTGATTCACAATCAGGCATTGAGAATCTCTGACGGTTCTTTTGCCAATAACAGTCAATGGTATGGTCATATTAAGCGTAATGTTTTAGGACAGAGTACAGGTCTTGATGCTGAAGATCAAATACCCAAATATCATTATCCACAGTATCGCCAGACTATTGATGACTGGTTTTTAAAAGATGCTGCAATCCCCGCACCTACTATTGTAAAAATGAGCATGGCTCACGATGGTGGAGATGACTTGTCAGCCGATGCGGATGTGGGTTTATTTGTTTATGAACCAAGACATAAGTATGATGATGGTGCTACAGAGAATGATGAGCATAATGCCTGGGATAATGCAATGGATAATGAAACATTCGATCCAGCAGACAGGTATGCTTTAACTTATTTATATGATTATGTTCAGGAGTCTGAACTATCCAGAGACTCTGATGGTAATATTGGAATTAGTGGTTTTGAAGTGGAAAAAGGTTCTGATGAAGAAGTAGATAGTACAAAAACCATCAGTGAAGATTTAACCACAACAGAGCAGGACATTACTGTCTCTGATGGTGGTCGCTTTGCTCAATATACCTATATTAAGGTTGGTGAGGAAATTATGTTTATCAAGTATATCAGCAGTAATACGCTGTATGTACGCAGAGGTCAGTTAAGGTCACAGCCACAAGAACATAGTGATGGCGATGCAATCTATCATAGAAGTTCTCCGCAAAAGGCAAGGGCGATTAATCTGGTCTTAAACGGCATTACATCTTCTGGCTATCATAATCCAAGAATTACAGGTCTGAATATTTATTGGCAGCCGAAAGGTGATCCAGATTGGTATTTGGTAGAAACAGTGGATATGAATAGGGGTTATGCTGATAGTCCATTGGCGCAGTCTCCAGATACAGATTATACAGGGTCATCTTCCAATACTGCAAAGTTTTATGGTTCTAATTCATATAATACCACTGCTATGAAAAATTATGGCTACCTGATGCCTTGTCCAAACTCCACCACCCTGGATGATGTAACCAGCGCACTTGATCCACCATTCACCAGTTCCACTACTGCTTGGACAGGTACTGGAACTGATTTCGATAGTACAGATGCAAATGATATTGCTATTTTATCAAGAAAAGAAACTAATGATAGTGGATTGGGGACACAGTTCAATCGGCTTGGTGCATACCATGCCTATACCAGGAGTTCCAGTGACACTGCAGTTGTTTTTGAGACCAATAAAAATATTAATCGTGTGTTTGCAAAATACACTGCCAATACAGCCAATATTGATAAGCCAAATAGAATCACTACACATGATACAGAACACACTAAAGCAACCACATGGTATATCCCTTTTGACGGATTAAAACTATCCACCTACAACTCCCTTACTGGACGCGCAGCAAAGACCAAACTCAGTGCGATTAAGTGGAATACATCTGCAGTTATTGGTAATCGTGCTTATTATGCGGATGTGGACACGGTTGACGAGAATGAACAGACATCAAGGGAAAAGAATCGTATTTATTTTACTGACCCCTTTAAGATGGATGAAATATTACCAGGGCGGTATTTTGATGTAGGCAGGAATGACGGAGATGAAATTAAGAGGTTGATTGAGTATCGAGGCAGATTATTCGTCTTTAAAACAAAAGATACTTATGTGTATAATGCCAGACATCAGTTAGAGCGTCATTATGTAGGTGTAGGTGCAGCACATAAGGATGCAGTTTTTGAAACACCACTTGGTTTAGTTTGTGCTAATAAACATAGCATATCTGCTGTCACACCTTCATCTGTAAAAGAGTTGTCTTACAGGATCAGGGATACTTGGCAGGGCTTAACGCTGGATAATCCAAAAGTAGGTTATGATGCAGTAGATAATGAGATTATTGTAGTGTATGATTATAATGTTACCACCGCCTATGTAATGAATGTGGATAATGGCAGTTGGATTAAGCGTGGTATAGCTATCAGTGATTTAATGAGCAATTTTATTCTGAACAATGCTTTACGCCCCGAATATATTAATTATAAGGAGACTAACTATTGGGTATCTGAGTACAATACTGGTAGCCAGAGTGGATCAACCGCTTACGTTAAAACAAAACGCTATGACTTTGGATTGCCAGAACAGCAAAAACGCTTTTCAAAGATTCATTTAGTGTATAAGTCATCCTCGACTGTGGATGTGGAAATATTTATAGATGGTGAAGGTTCAGCAAGTACCACACTCACTTTTTCAGCACAGGCATCCATAGATGTTGAAAGTCAACCATTGTCAGTGCTTGGTAAAACAGTTGAATTTAGAGTGTCAGACGCATCAAGCAACTTTATATTAGAATCTATGGATGTTGATTATCAGATTCTTGGGAGTAATCCATAATGTCTATTGACCAAGATAAACTGGATATTGCATTAGAGAAAAAACAGAACTCTATGCTGGATATTAAGCAGGGGTTTTATGCACCGTCTGAAGGTGAAGATGGGGATACTGGTGGCTGTATTCATAATGGTGTCTTTTATTATGCTATTAAGGCTAATAATCAATGGCAGTTTATTTCTATGCAGGATGCTGGTAAACTTGAAACCGCACAGAATAAACGAGAATTTGTTATTAACAATGTGATTAAGGATAATCTTTCAAAATATCTTGCACCTTATCTTTTGCAGATTAATCAAGACCTTCAGGCAGCATTAATTGGTAAAGAGAATTGGGCTGTGCATCATTCTTTTACAGCAAATTTTGATAACACACCGCAGATTAATTATTTACAGTACGGCACAGGAGATGTAAACGAAACCAACGATAGTTCTGGGAGATTTTTTGTTGTCCCATTTGGGTGTAAATTGAAAAATATCAATTTTGTAATCTGGACTCCCGCTAATACAACAGGTGGTGATGTCACCTATACATTTACTCTCTATGTACAATCTGCCACTCCATCCAACACTACGTTTGCAAATGTGATTACACCATTATCATTCTCTGTAGTGGTAGCCGACACTGAAAGCATAGGATTAGGGAATCTTGTGGTCAACGCGACTTTAAGTATGGATGAATACTATGTGGTTTACATATTGCAGACTGTGTTCCCTGGTGGGTTAAATGGCACAAAACAAGGTAAGGCAACATCATATTTTTCAAGTATTTAATGAAACTTAATAAAAACAACAACTTATAAGGATAAGTTATGGAAAGATATAAAATAGTTAAAAGAAGCGGTAGTGTTGTCATTATTGACA